GCCCTGGAGCTCGACGAGCACGGCCCGGCACGTCGCGACGAGCTCGTGCGCGGCCGCCTGCGGCCCGCCGTAGGCGTCGAGCTGCAAGACGGCGAGGTCGACGACGAGCGGCCGCGCGAGCACCGGGGGGCCGCCGATCCGTTGCACGAGCACGAAGGGCTTTGACTCGTCGAGCTGCTTCGGGAAGGCGGTGTAGACGCGCTGCTCGACGAGCGCGACGACCTCGGCTCGAGCTCGAAGGTACGCGCTCACGAGCCGCGCGACGTCGGGCAAGAGCGCGAGCGTCGCCACTAGTGCGCCTCATATCTGAGGCCGAGCGAGGTGACGGCCGACTGCACCGGCCGGTAGGCGGGATTGTT